TTGGAGACCTGATATTTACGTTGGTGGTTTAGTATATTTTAATATAACGAGAGGAGTTAGAGATGTCTCAACAAGTTTTTTAAATGATTTTCACAAGGAACTTTCTAAAAAATGAGACATTTTGATATAAAGTATTCAGAAAATTACCCTTTTAATAAAGGCGAAATTTGGAAGACAAAAGAAAGATATGATAATAAAAATAAAAACTATTCATTATATAAGTGCGTTTTGTAAAAATGATTTATTATTAATTTTATGCCATAAAAGAATTAAATTTTATAATATTTCAAAAGGAAAGGTTGGTATCTCAAATTTTTATTTAAAAATGAATCCAAATTCATATGAAATTATAAAGAAATAAAAAATGATAAATGGACAAGAATTGATAAAAAATTTAGAAGTCGGCAAACTAAAAATTGGCACGCTTATAGTGGAATATAACGAAAATAAAAAATTAGTTAATAGTTTTATTATAACGAAATTTAGAGGAGATATGTTTTTTGATGCTTATTTTCTACTTTCTACTTTTGAAAACGAAACAATCTTAACTGGTAAATTTTTTATGTATTTCCGATCTCTTCCTCACTTTCAATATAAAGTTGTTAGTAAATGAATTCTTTAAAAGAAATAACTTCACCCGCGTCAACAAAAAACAGATTTAAACCAAAAGAAATTTGGAGATGTCAATCTACATATTCCGCTGGAATAATCAAACGACATTTATTTATTGTCTTAGGAAGGAGATATGATAGAATTGAAGTTTTTAATATTCCAAAAAATTGTTTTTGTTATATAAGTTTGGTTGCTTTTGAAGAATGGAGTGATTGTTTATTTTTTGATCATTTTGAGAGGGTTAAGTGAGAGATCGGTTAAGTAAGTTATTTTGATTTTGCTATTACAAGACCCCCGAGCCGCAAGGGAAGCCCTACTCCGCATCTAGGAGTGAAATCCTTTCTGCCGTTTCCTCTTGACAGGCATAATTACCCTTATTAGGGTTGATTTTCCCATCCCCCACAACAATTAAGAAAGAGGAAATTCGCGATGAGTATAAGAGATTTGTTTATAGATCACCATTGTTTAATTTGTAATCATTTTGGAATTAAGACAAAATTAAAACACCAACAATCTGCCGGAAATCATATAACAAAAGTTCATTCGCCTTGGAAAATCCAAGATTATATTGTTCATTTTTTTCTCGGAAATGAATATCCATTATGTGCCTGTGGTTGCGGACAGAAAACAGAATGGCACAAATCCAAAAATGAATTTAATCAATGGATTAATAATCATAATCTAACTCCGCAGAAATTTGATATTTTAATTAAACGAGAACAATATATTCCCATTGAATATAAGATAGAAAAATCCTATTTGGAAAATAATAAAGATTTCTTTCCAAGAATAAAATGTTTTTTTTGTGGGAAAGAGATTTCGTCCAATCCAAAATTAATTCAAGAACATCTATATTCAACTCACGCAATCGAAATCCTCTATAATAAAGGAATTTTATGTTTCGAATGTAATAAGCCTGTGGCCAACAATCCTAATGTATTAGCCAGACATTTGAAAAATGAACACAACATTGAATATGTTGAATATATTGTTAAGCACTTTTTTGATGGCAAATATCCATTATGTGTTTGTGGCTGCGGTCAAAAAACAGAATTTAAAAAAGGGAGTTTTAAACAGTTTGTTGAAGGTCATTATAATGTTTGGAAATGGAGAAACAAAAAATGAACAATATAAATTTTAATTGTAAAATTTGTAATAATGAAAAAGATTTTGAAAATTCTAGAAAATTAAATACACATTTTAGTAAGTTCCATCGTGGTCAAACTATTGAAGATTATATGGCGAAATATTTTTTCAATGAAAGTATTCCAATTTGTGTTTGTGGAGAATGTGATGAAAAAGTCAAATGGAATATCGAAGGGAATGAATGGAGAAAATTTGTTGCTGGTCACACAAAATCATTTTCTTCTGAAAAACAGCCTGATTTAACCAAAGAGGAATGGAGCGAAATAAATAAACGAGGAGCAGAAACAACAAAAGAGAGACACGGAGAAAATTTCCATAAAGAAATATCTGATTTGGCTTGGGGAAAAATAAATAAGGACGAGGAAAGCAGAAAAGAATATATTGATAAAGTATCTATAAAATCTAAAGAATTTTGGGAAAGTGAAAAAGGAATAGAAGAAAAAAATAATTTAATTGAAAGAACGAAAACTCTTCACAAAGAAGGAGTTATAGATTGTTTTATTTCCGAAGAGAAGTTTAATGAGCGGGTGAATGAAATTTTTTTATCTAGAAATATAAAAATTATTTCTAACTATTCTTTTTATAGGGAACACGGAGGACAAAATGCTCAACTAGAAATTAATTGTTTGAAGTGTAATTCTGCTCAATTTAGCAGTATGTGGATGTTGTTATTTTTTCAATGGGAAATTTGTGATGTTTGCAAAAAGAAAAAATATTCTATTGAAGAAAAAGAAGTAATTAATTTTATTAAATTACTTGAACCAAATTTAATTGAAAATTCAAGAAATATTATAAAACCAAAGGAATTAGATGGTTTTATAGAAGATAAAAAGTTTGCTATTGAGTACAATGGGTTGTTTTGGCATAATGAAAATTATGTGGGGAAAAATCATCATATTTTAAAAACAGAAATGTGTGAAACTAGAGGGATTGAATTATTTCATATTTTTTCTGATGAGTGGAGGGATAAAAGAGAGATATTAAAATCAATGATTTTTCATAAACTAAAAAATTCTACAAATATAATTTTTGCTCGGAAATGTAAAATATTGGAAATTGGAAATGTAGAAGCAAATGACTTTTTTAACAAAAATCATATTTCTGGTAGCGTAAATTGTTCTAAAGTTTTTGGACTAATTTATAATAATAAACTAATATCTGCTCTTTCTTTAAGAAAACCAAAAAAAGCAAATATTTTTAAAGACGCTATTGAAATCGCAAGATTTTCAAGCGAATTATATCATCATATACCCGGCGGCTTTTCTAAACTTTTAAAAGTTGCAGAGGATTGGTCAAAAGCACAAGGGTATAAAAAAATAGTTTCTTATGCTGACAGAAGATTTAGCAATGGAAATGTTTATGAAAAAAATGGTTTTACAAAAATTAAAAAAACTAAAATAAATTATTGGTATACGGACGGGATAAACAGATTTAGTCGTTTTAAATTTAAACCAAAAAATGGAAAATCGGAAGAAGAAATAGCAGAAGAAAACTCTGTTTATAAAATATATGGTTGTGGAAATTATTTGTATGAAAAATTAATTTAATAATCTTAAAATTAAAAGCCCGAGAGGAATTCCATTCCTCTCGGGCTTTTTTGTTTTTTATTACATTATTTTTATATAATGTTTAAATCCAAAACCGTTACGGTTGCGAAGAAATCACTGCGCACTAATTTTTTACCGTAGCGAGTCATGGCACCCCTGCGCGGCGTGAAGTCTTCTGGCCCCCACACAACCGGAGTAACAATCAATGGAACATAAGGCGCATAAACATAACCGCTTTCGAGGTAAGTTCCGCCTTTGTACCCAACAAGAATCTTATTCCGTGGGAAATAAGGATCTTTATAGACTGTATATCGGTTATTGAGATTTCCGACAGGTTCCGCACCAATGGTCATTGGATTTCCAACTTGACCTTGACCATCAATCTTGTATAATGGCTTCCAAGAAACAGCGTGTTCAAGGATGGTGCAGACATCCGGAGAAGTTACAACGAAGTTGGCGCTTCCTCGGAGGGTCTTTCTTTGAATTGTGTTTCCGGCATCCGTAATTGTTTCAACAAGAGTTTGATACCAATCCTGGACGTTTCCTGTGAAATTCGGCCCGGTCGCCAATGTTGAAGCCAAGTCAGCAGAAGCACCAGTTTCTTTATTTACGAATTTACCAGGAGCACGAGACCAGAATAGTTTGGCACCATTCGCCTCGGTCAAAAGGTCATTAAGAATTTCTCGATCAATCTCAAGAACGATTTGTTCGGAGAGAATTTGCGTTAATTCAACCTCGGCATCAAGGCTGTGATACGCATTAAGATCTTGAGCAAGTTCTGGAGACCAGCGAGCCCTTAATTTACGGGTCGCAGCAGTTACAGCGATGCTTTCAATTTTGATATCAATTTCTGGGATCATCGGGCTTGCGTCCGAAGTCGAGAAATCAGATTCAAAGCTTGGAATGGTTAGCGTTGAACCATCGTCGCTATCAACATTGAGAGACGCTCCAATTGCGTAAGAACCAGAAAGGCCAACCGCGGCCGTTGTGTTATTAAGCGTGTTTTGGTCAGGCGTGTACGCGCCAGAAACAACAGTTAATAGAGCCGCATTAGCATCACTTCGTCCAACGAGAGGATCAACCGTAAATGTATTGCTCGCAAATGTTCCAAGTTTATTTAGCCGGCGAACATTTAGAATGTTTCGCCCGCCTTGAATTGTTGCTGGAATAGCAGCAAGTCCAGTTTGAGCAAGCCCCTGGCTAAACACAGAGAAATCTTTAATATTGGTCAAATCAACATCTGATCCAATTTGATTTAAATTGAAAATCAAGAATTGGAAACGACCAGTATTATCAAGTGCTCCGTTGGCCACATCATCCTCAATCAATTTAAGAATTTGAGGATCGAAATCCAAAAGTTGGGCATCTGTTCCAGTTGCGAAACAAAGCGTTCCAGCCGTTTGAAGCGTCGCATTTCCAGCGAAAGCCCCAGAGGCATGAAGCGCTAATTCGGCACCAGTTGTAGTAGCATGAACCTTTGAATAAGTTGCACCAACAAGATCATATTGTCCGCCAGTTGCTAATGAACCAGTGCGAACACCTTTTCCGGTTGGATTATTGTAAATTGATTGTCCTGCTTGATATGTTTGAGCATTTGCGCTCCCGGCCGCACCTGTTGCTAAAGTTGTATCTCCACCAACATTTGTGCCATAAACATAATCAAGATAGAAGAGCAGCCCCGAAGGAAGGCTCATCGGTTGAACCGAAACTAATTCATTGGCAACTAATCCGGCGAAAACTCGCCTAACAATCGGAAAGGCGACATTTGAAAATCCTCGGATGTCTCCGGAATTTGTTAATCCGCCCGCGCCGGTTGAAAGAGTTGAAGTTTCGCGAAGAAGTTGGGCTGCTTGATTTTCAAGCAATCTGGCCATATCTACTTTTTTTGTTCCGTTTAGACCGCGAAGGAGGCCAGTTTTTCCCCATTTTTCAACAAGTCGGCGCCCNTCGGAGCCCATATGTCGATCTTTAATTCCTTCTGCCAGTCGTTCTAATGAAAACTGTTCCATAATTTTCTCCTTTTATTCCTCATTAATCCCAGCCAACTGTGCCCAGCGAGATACTTGAACGTTATTGCCTTCATTTAAAACTTCTGGTTTTGACGAAGAAGGTTTAACTGGTTTGACGCTCCGACTTTTCTTCGAAGGGTTTCGGTCATGCTTGTTTTTTTAGTTTCTTTATTTTCATTATCTTTGCTCTTTAATGATTCGGTTAGGCTTGTATAAACAAGTTTAACTTCTCTTAAAGTTTCTGCTTTATCCATAGACTCTACGATTTTTAATTTTTGCTCCGGAGTAAATCCTTTGCTTTGTAAAAGTTTATTCGTATAAAGCAATTTAGCGCTGAACAGGTTCATTTCTGCCAACTGACCGCGGAGTTGTTTTACAACTTTGCGATACTCCGCCAATTCGCCTTGAAGGGCTCGAATTTTTCGGCCTTCTTTCATCTCGGTTTTTTCGTCATCTTCTTTGACTTCGTCTTTATCAGACTCACCAAGAACATTTAAATCATCATCATCTGTATCTACGAAGGGTTCGCCTTTTGATGTCGCTCCGCCGAAATCATCCAGAACTTTGGCGCTCATATCTTCCGACATGCGCTTTAATTCTTTGCGAAGCATTGCTTCGTCAATTTCAATGACATCATCATCATTAAGGCTTTCTAAAATGGAATCAATATCTTGATCTTTAGATTCATACATGTCATCTTGTTCCATTCCACCCATATGATCCATTTCTTCAACGGGTTCTTCCTCTTCTGGCGAAGACATATCCATATCCATTTCATCTCCGCCGGAAAGTTCATCTCCGCCCTCTAAATCATCTAGAGAAACTTCATCATCTCCCATTCCCATTTCGTCTTCTTCTGCCCCAACGACAGAAACATCAACTTGAGATGGATCTAATTCAATTTCTTCTGGAAGCGAAAGGCGCAAAGTTAAATCTTCGTTAAGATTTCGTTTCTTATTTTTCATCTTTTATGCTCCTCAATTTTTTGTAAATTATATCAAGGTTTTCTTTGAGTTCGTTTTGAGATTTTGAACTTACCTTAATTTCCGCTTTATTTACTTGGTCGCAAATTGCCCTTGCTTCCTTGAATATTTTTTGAGCATAAGAATTCTTTTTTTCTCTGCTTATGCTCTTGTTTGTTTCCAAAACTTTAAGTTTTGAAAGAAGATTGTTAAAATTTTCTTTAATTATTTTTTCGTTTAATTCATTATTAATAAATTTATTTGCTGACGAAATCATAAAATCAACATTATTATTAAATTTTTTATAGTTTGTTTCATTAATAGAGTTTTTTGAATTTTTTAATTTTTCTTTTAAATGATCGAGATTAGTTTTGACCGCAATCAAATTTGAAACTTTATCCAAAGAGGAGTTTTCCATAATAGTTCTTTGAAGCCTATCGTGAAGTCTGAACATTTGAAGTTCAAATTTTTCTGTTAAATTTTCCTCTTTTAAAATATTTGAAAGCATAGAGATGCTTTCTTTTGTTAAAGAATATTCTTTTTCTTTTTGTTCGTTGATGATTTCATCACTTTCGGAAAGTTCATCAATCGTGCTTTCAAGAATGTTTTCTTCTTCATTTTCGATGCCGTCAGCCAAAAGTTGGCTTTCGATTAAAGTCTTGATTTTTGGGGTTATAGCGTTGATAATAGCGTTTTTCGCGTTTTGCTCCGCGACTTCTTTTAATTTTTTACTATCGGCCAAGGCTTCTTCAAAAAGCATATATAAACTTCTCCTAATAAAATTCTCATAAGTAAATATTGTTCATAATTTAAAAATTCTAGCAAAGAGTGGAAGTTGAGAGAGAAGAGAGGGTTTTTGAAGTAGGAAATTAGAAATTGGTTGCTACAAGATGGATAGTTGTAGCATCTTTTTTAGATAATCTGTCTCTGTATTTTACAGAATAGGTGACTTCATAAGTATATTTTATATAATCTTGATATAATTCTTTTGTGAATTCATCAAGATTTATAACAATTAAATTTTTTGACGATGATAATTTAAACCAATTTGCTAATTTAATATGATCTTTTTCGCTAAATTCACAATCGGATGAATATTTTTTAAATTTTCTTGTGTAAGGAGGATCGAGAAATACGAAATCATTTTCAGTCGCAGTTTTGACCGCGTCAGACCAATCACAATTCAATATTGTTGAATTTTCAGGAATTTTGGCCGCGCCCGAAAGAGGTTTTAGTGATTTATAATATCCATAAGGAACATTAAATTTTCCGTTTTTGTTGTAGCGAAGCATTCCACCAAAACAAAGTTGCCTCAATAAATAAAATCTTATTGCTTGATTTCTTGTTTCGTCATTTCTCCAAGAATAAAAAAAATCGTTTGAGATTTCTTTAAAGTCCTCTTTTGACTTTGGGTTTATTTTTTTAATTTGTTCATTGTAGGATTTTGATAATTCATTTATTTTAGTTATTAAATTATTTCTATTGTTTTGTAGTTCAAAATAAAAATTTATTAAATCTTTAAGATTGTCAGAAACAATTGATTTTTTTGGATTTAAATGAAGCCAGACTGAACCGCCTCCTAAAAAGGGTTCATAGTAAGTTTCAAATTCCCTCGGAAAAAATTTTTCAAGAGTAGGAATTTCTTTAGTTTTTCCGCCAGACCACTTAAAAAATGGTTTCATTTAATTTTTTTTCAAACTCTAAAATTTCTTCTTCGTTTTTAGATATCTCATTAGAGATATTATCAAACTCTATATACAACAATGAACATAATTCTTTTCCCGTTATTAAAAATTCAGTCTCTATTTTGTTTTTTGTATTTTTTCTTATTTCCCCTATGGTTGTAGAAAAAAATGAACAAAACAGAGGTTTTATAATTATATCTTTTCCAAATTTTGTGTAGAGTTTTTCGTATTGTTTTTTATTAAAAAGTTTTTCTCTTTCTCCTCGAATTTTTTTAGTATCCAATTCTCCGTCAGCCTTAATTTCTATAATAAATAATTCATTTGATATTTTTTTGAAAATTATAACATCATATTCTGTTTGTCCTATTTTTTCATTTATAAAAATTTTTGTATCGTCAGATATAGGAATGTTTTTTTTAATAGTTTCCATTAAAATGTGGCCGGACTTGATTATTGCTTGGTGATAATAGCCGTGTGTTATTGCTCTCTTTTCACCTAAAATTTTTACTTTAAAAGTTTTTGGTTTAAAAATTAAAGGAGATACTTTTTCTCCTTTTCTTTTTAATGAGTATATTTTATCTTTAACTTTTTTTCCTGTCCAAGTTTCTTTTGGATCAATTTCGTTTAAATTTTCAGCCATAGATTCATATGTTAGAAAATTAGATGCGAGATTTATGAATTTATCATTATCAATCATTTTTGATTGACACATTCTAATATAAAATTTGAAACTTTCAATCACTTTTTATATTTTTCTCCGACGAAGCCTTCACGCCCTCATCTCGCATCATAAACTTAAACCACTTATCATAATCTTTAAAAACTTCCTCTCTGGCGCGATCAAACATAAGTTCAACATCCATTTTTTCTTCAAAAAAGAAGCAGCAGGCGACTTTGCCGATTAAGAAGGCGAGGTCAAAATCTCCGAGGGATTTGCCTCGGTAGATTTTTCTATCTACAAAATTCTAAAAGCAATGAAACACAAGAATATGATTTTAAAAATTCTTATGAATTATGAACCAACAAGAAAATTAATTGATAAATTAAACTTCATGAGTTCCAAGTTTAATACTAGAAGGCTCTTGTTTTGAAATAACAGCCGCCGAAGAATGCGGACTGTCAGTTGATCCAAAACCACTAGAAGGTGGATTATAGTTTGGCAACGGGATTAAATCATTTGGATTAACATTTCCAGCCTGACCTGTGGTTCCGTGTTTAATATGAAATTCGGTAATTTCTGGACTTTCGTCATAATCAAGATTAAATCCTTGGGCTAAATAATCATTTCCCTGAATAACTCCATCAATAAGCAATTTTGTGGTCGCTTCAACATCATAATTCGCGAGTGAATGTCTTGGATCACGCGGAAACATACTATTTAAAGTGCTAGTATCGCTTGCTCCCAATCCTCGGGTTGATGGTCCTCTTTCTAAATTTGTAGTCGCCATAATTTAAAATTACCTCTTGCTTCGTTTTGTATTCGCTTCTTGAATTTGTTTCCGCACGCTTTTAAGTGCTCGAATTAATTTCGCTTCTTTAATTTTCAAAACTTTCATCCAATCTTTCGGCTCTTCCAAAGAGCCCAATTCATCCGTATCTTCAACACCAAGTTCTTTTGAGCGTTCTTCGGCTTCTTTTTCTGTTTCTTTCATTGGGCCAAATTTGGCATGTTCTTCTTTGATAAGTCGCTCAAGCATCGGAATTGTCATTTTGATTGTCTTTGCCATTTTTAAATTCTTCTCCTGTTAAATAAAACTCATAAGTAAATATTAGTTAAAATTTAATTTTTAATTTCTTTTTTGACGGAGCACTTTTTGGCGACGATTGAAACTCCTCCATCGCTTTCTGTTTTAAGATCGAATATTTCTGCTTTATCTTCGCGTGGCCCAATCATCCGCTCCCAAGTCTTTAATTGTTTATTTCTCTCTATTTCTTTTTTGGAGTAAATTTCTTTAATTGAGTTTATAAGTTCTCGCTTTGTCATTTGCGAAAGATAAAATTTATGTTTTTCATATAAATCTTCTAAATTGACTGGTGTTAAACCAATTAAATTATATTTTTTGTCGGCGTCATTAATAATATTTTGAATATATAAATTCATCAATTCTTCATCTGTCTTTTTAAAGTTAGATAAAAGTTTATTAAAATTTTCTTTTGTTTCCCGCAGGAAAATTTTGAATAGAAAGTTTAATCTTAAGAATGTTTTACGAAAGAGCATGTTTGTTTTCCTTATTTATTCGGATTAATTGATTGAGCGACTTTCCTTGATATTGAGGGGCTATATTCTGAATGGTGTCTGTCTGCTGCTGGGATATCAAATTCCGCAAATGCTTTTATTACTTTTCCGCCACTCTCGGAAACAGAGTTTAATTTAACATTTATTTGCTCTCCAATACCTTGGAGAGCCTTGAAATATTCTGGGTCTTCTTCCATAATTTCTTTTGCTTGCTCAATCATTTGACTCGCCGCCTCCGCTCCTTTAAAGAATTTTGATGGAAGTTCTGATGCAGAAGGATCTTGATTTACTAAATCAAGTAATTCTATAACTTGCGCAAAACCAGTTCTTTCTTTTGGACCAACCCCAAAACCTCTAACATATTCACTTGCTAACCCTTTTGCCGCTTGAACGACATTATCATCAACAACTTTTCCGCCGACTTTAATTGCCGCTTCCGCTTCTGAAGTTCCAAAAATGGATAAAACTGCAAGAACGAAAACAGCCGCCGCTAACATTCCAACAATTTTACAAAGTTTTGGAGATTGAGAGCAAAATGATACAATTGGTTTTAATCCTTTTAACAATACAGACAACGCCTTAAAAGATGCTTTTTTAGCAGAACCTATTGTTTGAATTGTTTGAACAAAAACTTTTAATATAAAATTATTAATTTTATCCCACGCTTGTTTTGCTGTGTCGGAGATAAAACCTTTTGCTTTATCAAAACCTTTTTTTGCCATTGACATTAAGTCTGAAAAGGATGCTTCGTTTAGATTTTTAAAGGAATTTAAGATGATTTTTTGTTCATATAAAATTGAATTTTGCCAGATATTAAAGAATTCGTTTTCAGAAATAATATTTAAATTTTTTGTTTTAAGAAAACTTTCAAATTTTATTTTTTGTAATTGATTTCCTTCTTTAATTAAAATAAAATTATTTTTATTATTAATTTGATTTTGAGCTTCGGCTAATAAATACGATATTATTTCTTTTTTTATTTTCATATTTTTAAATATGTTGTTAACTTCTTATTTTTTTGACGCGAACGCGATATCTGCCCAGGAAGAATTTCCTTCAAAAGCATTAAGAGAAATTCCAGCGCCCGCAGAAGAAGTGCTATCCATTAAATCTGCTGGGATTTGTTGCCCTCCCGCTCCTCCTGGAATTTCGTGATTAAGCATATCTTGAAGAGAACCTTTAGCAGTATCTTCAAACAGAGATGCCATAATTGGGTCATTTGTTAATTGAGAAACTTTTTGTTTAATATTATTTTCAAATTTTCTCGTGTCTTGTCTTGGTTGAGGTTTATTGGCAAATTTGTGCTGCGCCGGATGATTTGCTCGCGGAGCAAAAACTTCTTCCGTTAATGTTTCTTTTAAAGAAGGATTTCTTTTTTTGTTTTCTTGGATTTTATAAGAAGTTGTTAAAAGACCTTCTTGGAGGATTTCAATGAGACATTCTTTTATGATAGATTTTAATGTTTCTTTTTTCATTTTATAATAAAATTCCTAGAATTACAAGTATCTATTAACCAACACCTTTGAATGATCCTGTTGAATTCACGCTTCCAGTTAAATTAAACGAGCCTGCTGGAATAAAAGTTAAACCAGCACAAATTTGGAAATTAATTTTTTGATCTGAATTCCTTCCTTTCGAGTTTGAAACAAATAATTTTGGTGTTCTTATTCCTAGTTGAACTATTTGATTTGGCCCAACCTCAAATCTATGATGGCCGAGCCCACCATTTGATGAAGAGATTGTACCACTCAAAGTAACTCCAAATGAGAGCCTGCTTTTGCTGTCAGAACCAGTAAAAGCAAATTCAGAATTTCTAACTGTGATTTCTTTTGAAAGATAAGGGAAAGAAATTTCTAGAATTTGGCCAGATTTTAGAGCGCTCGCCGTTAAAAAGGGCGTTCCTGCCTCTAAATATGAATTCACGTCGCGCGGCCCAGCTTGATTTGGCCAATTTAAACTCATTTATTTTCTCCTATTATTAATTATATCACATAATTTCTTTATTTTATCTTGTTCTTCTTGCGGGAGATATTTTATTATACCATATTCATATCTTAAAACTCTTCTTATTGTAGTTTTTCCTAATTCGTATTTTTCTGCCAATTTTTTAATTGAATTTGTTTTTAAATAATCTTCCAATATACAAACTATATCTTCTGTTTTTAGTTTACTTCTATTTATTGTTGATTTTTCAATGTTTTCTTTTGGTAGTTTTTTGCCTTTAAGGTGTCCTTTTAATTTATTTGCTATTTGTTCTCGTTTTTCTTTTACTTCATAGGACAAAAATTTATACTTTTTAATTTCTTCTTCGTCAAAAATAGAGAAATGACAATATTGTCCATTTATAATTTTATAAAGAGTTTTTTTAGCAATATTATGAATTTTCATAATTTCTTCTATGCGCAGGTCAGTTAAACAATCATTAAGTATTGAAAATAGTATTTTTTTGTCTTTAATCACTAAATGATTAAACTCTTCAACTTTTTTTCTTTTTATTTTAGCCTCGGCAAATAATTTTATTAATTTTTCATCATTTGTTAGATTAATAAAATTATTTTGACCGTTTAAAAATTTGTGTATTAATTCTGGTCTTGTATTATATTTCCTGGCTATTTCGATTGTGGTTAAATTTGTTAAACATTCATTTAATATTTTTTCTATAGTTTTTAAATTAAATTTCATATTTTTAATAGAAATATTTAGTTTTTCTTCATTGGTTAAAGTGTGGCAATAGAGTTTATTTTTTTCATATGCCTTAATTCTTAATTTTTCGATTTCATAAATTTGCTCTTTTGGAATAAATTTATACAAACCATAACTCCCATTAACAATGTTTCTTGCTGTTGTTTTTGAAATTTTAAATATTTTGATTATTTCTTTGGTTTGTTTGCCAATACAATACATTTTTAAAATATTTTGAATAGTTTCTTCGTTTGCTTTAAATTTTTTATATAAAATTTCTGGTGAACTAGGAGGTATAAAATCTCCCCCGATTGTCATATTGTAACCTTTTTTTGGATTTTTTGTATCAAAATATTTTATCCAATAGGCTTCTTGTTTATTGAGTTCGTCTCTAGTTTCACATTCTATTATTTTATGTATAGAAAAATTTTCTTTTCCGTATTTTTTTATCGCGTTTGCTAAATGTGTTTTTAATCTTTTTATATCTACCATATGTTGTTTCCATCGTGATTCTATACTTCGAATTGTTTGACCGACATATAATTTTGAATTTATTTTATTTATAATAAGATAAATAAACATCGGTTATTACTAATTATAATCCATAATAAGGCATTTGTATTAAAATTTGGACAAAAACCCTCTATAACATTTTCCCCTAATCTCCATCCTCTCTTGACATTTCCGCGCATCTCTGAAATTTTATCCCTCAAATGCTTGTCAAGGCCATGGAAATAATTAACCCCATTAATCAAGAATTCTCGATTAAATGAAAAAAATTCTTTTAACCTCTTTTGAAGACGCGCACAAAAAATTAAAGCCCGGCAATATTCTATTTTTAGAAAGCAATTTTCATCCCAGAATTAAAAAAATAATTGTTTTACACTTTATTTTTCCAAAAATAAAAGAATATAAATCTTTTGGAAGATGTTTCGAGTTTAAATGTTTGACATTATTCAAACAATCAGACTATAAATATTCTAATTTTATTGATGGCATATACGAAATAAGTTTGAAAAATGGATATATAAAATATTCGGTTTTGGCGTAATTAAAATGAAAAAATCCTCAAATGTTTATGAGAAAATCTATTTCTCTTCTTTTAAACAAATTAAAACAGAACTTCAAAAA